TTCGGGTGTGAATTTACTAAGCTCGGTTAGCCGCTAGCCAAAGCATCGTGGCGGCGTTGATCCATAACTACAGGGTCGGCGGCCAGATTGCAAGGGTTTGAGAGACAATCAATTGCAGCACTGTCACACGGCCTAGTCATACCAAGGGATCTCAAGGAATGTCGCGACAGATCGCGTTAGATTAAGAAATATAAACAAACACGCGACGCGATCCAACTACCGCGCACATGCACGCGCAGTACAGTAAAACCCAGTTAAAACCATTAGTTTATACAACTAATGAGGCCAGATCCGACCCACCCCATGGGGGTTGCGGCCTTCCCCCTACGTATATATACAGACTTGAGACATTTTTGTCATTTTTTAAGGTAGTTAAGCTCGGTTTCATACGGTTTAGCGCGGTAAAACACAGCCAAGTCATTAACGTACGGAGGAATCCACACGTGAACCTGAGAACAAGACTGCCAATTAACCGGTTGAATACAATTAAACAGCACAACTGAGACAAAACCCTTGATATAACTGATATACGTCAGCATCAAACGACCATTTTTGTTTGATCTGATGGCGACAGCTCCACGTCGTCGGAAGCAAAAGAGGTATCTTTTCTTGATTCCAGCTCTTCAGCACCATACTGATCATGACAATCGAGGCACCATTGTTTAAGAGCTTTACCAGAATCAGTGAACTTAGCTACACCTAAGGTACGCCAACATTCTTTAGGATCATTATGACCCTGAGTGGAACCTTTGTAATAAGATACAAAGAAGTTAGGACCTTCTCTAGTCCGATGATAGGTAAAGGAACAGTCTTGTTCATTACCTTCAAATTCAATTACTTTCATTAATGGTAGTTAAGTACGTACATTACACGTCAGTAGACTTAGAACAACAGTATGTACAGTAAGTACGAAATGGTAATACGGGTACATAACACTGTTCAGAAAACAGTTATTAGATGTGTCTATGTAGTTGGGGGTAATTACGGAATGTACACAACAGGTAAATTAGAAAAAGGAGAGATTATTAGTCTCTCCAATTACAGGAAGTCCACCCTTCTCCCTGTATATGGGTCCTATCGCTCAGATCCAAGTAGGGACGGACTTTTTGTCAGTGGATCTAGATTGCTGTCTTTGGTCCATAGATAAGTTAAAAACTAGGTGACTAGCAAAGCAATCTTGATCGTCTTCCCAATTAGCTAGGAGGTCATTCCATTCATTACGTTTACGTTCGATAATGTTCTGTTGAGCAGAGATTGAAAGGGAGTCAGTGAAGTATTTAACACCTTGAGCTAAGGCATCAATACGATCATCATGACGTACTGCACCTTTTTCTCTACACATACGACTTAGTTGATAGAAGAGCATGTATTGAAGTCTCTTTTCTGGAGCTGTATCAGGATTAGAGCGGTAATCCCACTGTATAACTTTTTTGTCTACTACTAGACGGTGTTGATTCAGTACAGGTTCAAGGGTATCAATGATACGGTCTTCTTTACGTACGTTAGCTCTTGTCTCTTCAATATGGATAGCTTGTTTAGTCTGTTGAAGGTGTTTTTTAAAGAGTTCAGAGACGATACCATCACCAAAGTTAGATTCAATAAGGAGTGTCTTGACGTTATATTTACGACAACCTTTTAGAATGTCCAAAAGCGTATTGTCTGTGTATCCGTCATGGTAAGCACGCATTTCGTGCAAGTACATGACACCATTTCGTTGGGAGAGATAAGCTGCAACTGTTTCATCCGATCCTCTACCCGATGGGTCAACCGAGCAGATTGTCTCTTGGTAATTATCCCATTCCCCCTGTAGTTGCATTGGAGAGTAGAAATAATCTCCAGGTAATCCGATAGTTGGGAGTTCCTTAAGACAGTTTTTGGGGTCTGAGCACCAGATGATGTTGTCTGGAGCAGTAGTAGGGTTAACGCTAGTAATGATAAGGTCAGCGTTTTTGAGTGGGAACTTTTCTGCATCAGATAGGCTCGTATCGAGCATAAACTGAAGCATGAAGTTAGACCTACCCATGGACGCTTCACGTTCAATAAGATCATCTTCTTGGAATCTGTCAGGGTCAGTAGGGTCCCAAGGTTGAGCACCCTTATCGATATCTGCTTGTAGTTGAGGTGCAATAACACCTTCGTAGTTAGTTAGTTTACGAGGTACTCTTGCAGGCCAAACGAAAGGTCTGTAGTTACGTTCAGCAAGTTTTTTGTAGATAGTAAATGTAGTTTGGGGAGTCCCGAGGTACATAATACGGGAGTCATCTTTTGGAGTAAGGATGGACTCAGCTTCTGTACAAAGTTGAAGAAGCTTCTCCCTCATCATTTCAGTCATTGAGTTACCAGGAACTTCAATGTCATCAAGGATCATTAAGTCAGCGCGAGAGCCGGTCAGTTGGCCTGTAATCCCAACAGACTTGACTGAAGGTGCTTGGTGGGGGGAACAGTTGACATCGAAGCTGATACGTGACCAACGAGAGTCGTCTGATTTGGGTTGTAAGTAATTGAGCCACGGTGTTTCTATAATTAATTTTTGAAGGAAGATAGACATGTTGTCTGCACGCTCTTTAGAAGCGGAGATAATCATGATCTTCTTTTCTGGATTTTTAAATAGAGTCCACAACACGAATGCACCAGTAATCCAAGATTTACCAATTCCTCGGAAGGCTTGGATCTGTAGGCGTTTAGGACCGTGTTGTAGATAGTCAGCGATAGCGTATTGAGCTTTAGTAGGCTCAGGTAGATCGAGCTGTCCCCACAAAGCTTGCAGAAACAGCTTGAAATCGTCCTGTAAGGCCGTTAAAACGTCTGTCATATGTATATGTATAGGAGTGGTATTTCAACGGGCTTCTAGGGGCTTACATGGTGTTTATGCCATAATTATCAATAGCTTTTTGGCCGTTTTTATAAGCTTCTTTAGCGCCATTAACAATTGCATCACCGGCCCGTTTACCAAGATCAGTTTCAGGATTAGGTTTCATACCAGGTAGGTATTCAGCCGCACCATTGGCAAATTCTTCACCGTTCTTACCAGCCATAAAAAGATCATGACCGTTAGCAATAACATTAGATCTATTAAGAAGTCTTACGGCAACCTTTCCACCTTGAAAAAATACTTCGGTACGTGAACCTCGTGGAAACCGAGGACCTTGAAGACGTACTTGGTCTTCTTTATTGTCTGCCATCATGTATGCAGATTGCTCTACATCAGATGGAATAGGTCTGTTTCCTTCAGATCTGTTTTGTCTAGAGTCTAGAGGTCTAAGATTATTAGAAACATTGAGACCACCGTTAGACATAGACCAAATGTGGTCTACATCCTGTGAGTCATCAGCAGATGCATAAATTTCGTCTATACGAGCTTTTTCTGCGTCATATAATTCCTGACCCATGCCAGGCCAAGCTTGTTCATAATCATTTGCTGTTAGTGAGAGTCCAACACGTCTTGCCCTATCTCTGCCATTACGTGCTGATTTTAAATTAGTGTTAATAAGACCATGTTTTCCTTTTCCTTTGTTATCCCATCGCCAAACATTACCAGTATCGTCAAGATATTGGGGACGTTGCAGATTATTTTCCTTTGCAAATTCAAAAGTAGTGAAAGCTGCTCGACGTTCGTCTGGCGTTGTGGGATAAGCAAAGTAAGTCCTACTTGCTTTTTTCCCCATATAAAAAAAGCGCCCCCGAAGGAGCGCGATAAAATTATGTACTTATGTGGATAAGTTCTTAACGACGTTTGTAGCTGCTTCTGAAGACTGCATTCTTATGAGCCCTTCTACGAGCAGCAGTTCTCATCTCACGAAGGTTGTTTGACAAACCACGTCTCCGTGCATTGGAAGCGCGACTTTGTGGCGTAGAAGAACTACGACGGTTTGCAGCGCGTGAACGTGTTGGTGAAGATGTTTTAGGGGTAGAAGTTTTATTACCAGAAGATGCGCGAGATCCAGCACGTGGACTTTGACCTGTCCTAGGTGGAGTCATTGCTTCTGGAGAAGCTGCCTTTTCGCGTCGAGCTTTTTCAGCAGGAGTAATCTTGCTACCTAACGAAGCCCCATTGACTGTTTGATTAGGTCGTGTGGTCTTTGATGTAGGAGGTTTAGAAGTTGCAGGCTTAGAAGCCGCAGGTCTTGGTTTGGGATTAGCAGGGTTATCTCCAGCCTTGACCATTGCGTCATACTGAGCAAAGATCTTTTTCTGAGCTGGTGTTGGGCTTTTAAGCTTTTTTCTGTTTGCCTTAGCGAAAGCAAACATTGCAGGAGACAATTTTTTAGTAGCCATAATTAATTAATGTGTGACGAAATAAGTGATTCTCTTAGTAGATTTTGTCCGAAGCGTTCTCTCATCCAGGAGCGCCAATGGTGGCTTCCTTTATCCTGATTACATCTGGTACATGCTGGTACGACATTCGTATTGACATCTTCGCCCCCAAGAGAACGAGGATGTACATGGTCCAAAGTAAGTTCGTGTAATTCATAAGTCTCTCCG